GAGCCAGTAGGCAAAGTGCCGCCAACGCGCCACTTAGCCCATGCATCTGTAATACGACTATCGTTAAGCGCGGCTCTACCTTCAGCGTCTACAAAAAACCTTGTGCTCATCGTCGCAGTTGTGCCAGCCGTTCCTGATGGAGCGGTTGCAACTTCAAACTGATTTGTCAGGTTTCCGCCGGTTGTATCGCCTTTCAACATCAACCGGACAATCGGTGCCGTGTTGATGTATTCGTAAGACCCGGCGCTGTTCACAAAGCCGTTGTTTACCCACACCGATCTGTTGTTGTTGTCGGTCGCAAGGCTACTGTAAGAACCTAATTGAAGCGCCTTTGCGGATGCGTTCCAAGCGTTGGGGCCATATCCCATCCCAACGTTGCCAGTATTGACGAGCAAGTTTCCGGCGGCACTAAACTCTAGCCGAGGCGTGTTGTTAGTCAAAATCGCATACGGATGGTTTGACTGCGTGCCGCTGAAAGCAAACGTGCTTGACGCGTAGCCGACAAACTGAGTGACGGTACCGTCCGTCGCAACCGCTTGCTGTCCACCCGTCGTGCTTTTGAACGATGCGGCAGGGGTAGCCCCCGTATCTACGGTTAACGCATAGGTCGTCGGGTTTGCACCAATACCAAGGTTTGGGATGTTATTGTTGAGCGCAATCGGGTTGTTGTTAAGGTTGATGCTGGAAACAAACTGGTTGGTTCCCGAAATCAACGAGTTGCCAATAAACCGATTGGTCGAGCCCGTAAACGTGTGGCCGGAATTGCTTATAGCCTGCTGCGTAAACGATCCGTTCGGCGATACAAATACGTTGTCGATGATGTCAACGTAGGACGTAGTGCCAGAATTGAAATCAATCGCACCGCGAGTCGCGCCACTCACGCCGCCGCAGTCTTTAAAGACGTTACCTTCAAACTTGATGCGACTGCCGGTAAAGACCGAAATGGCGTAATTGCCAGCGCCGTTAACGCTAGTAAACGAGTTATTGACGAACGACACATCAAGCACGTTCGTGCCGGGATACCCCAAAAGCGATACCGACCCGCCGACAAATTCGTTATCGGAAATTACCGTATCGTTGATGTTCCATACAACAATACAACGACCTGGGCCAGTTGTTGGCATCTTGACGTAGTTGTTAAGGATGCGAACGCCAAGATTCGGCGTAGCTTCCGTAATAGCCGGAATCGGAATCGGCGTGGCAAATGGATTGCCAAACTCAAAGAAAATGCCGTAGTGGTTGTTGTTTGGCGGATTCGGGTCATTGATATAGTTTCCTTCGATGACAAATCCATTTGGCGTTGTCGCAAAGGTCTGAATCGGTAAAAAGATTGTGATAGACGCTACGCCGCCTCGGCAGTCATAAATGCGGTTGTTGCGAATACTAATGTTTTGAATAACGTGAAAGTTTGAAAAATATCCGGCAGAAATTGTTACGCCAGTTCCCGCAGAAACTCCCGCGCCAGAAGACAGTGTAAGTTGGGTTGAACTGTCAATACTTGCAATCGTTGTTCCAAACGGGATGTTTGGACTAAGCACGGACATTCCGGCTAACAAACCGTTTGTATTGATGTTTGTTACCACGGCAGAACTTGCGCTCAGATCGCCAGTTCTTGAATAGAACACGCCAGCATCTGGCTCAATGTCAATAGCGCCAGGCATATTGCTACGGCTGCAGCGCGTGAAGTAATTGTTTTCGATGGTAACGCCGTTGCCATCAATGACGCTGATACCGTTACGGTTGTCGTTATTTACACCGTCGATGTAACAATTTGTAACTGTGACATCAACATTATGGCGTTCGGTCAAAGTATTAGGTGCGGCATTGTCGTTAAGGCCGCTTCCGAAAATGATGCCGTCGCCGCGAAATCCTTCAATCACGCAGTTATCAATCAAGCAGTTTCGGACGCCGTGCAGCGAGATCAAATGAATAAACTCATTAAATCCTGCCGTAGCAACCGTGCCTAACACTTTGAGATTTTGTATCGTAATGTTCTCAACATATGTTGAGGCTGATCCAGAGTTGGCGTAAAACGCGCCTTGGCTTGTCGCCGTACCGGTATACAAGATGGTCGAACAAGCACCCTCGCCGTACAGCACTTTGTTTGACGGAATGGTGATCGGCGTAACAACCTTGTACGTTCCCGACGGGAAGAAAACAGAGCAGTTTGCGTTGACGCACGCTTGAATGGCCGCAGAATCGTCAGTGGTGCCATCGCCTACGGCGCCATACGACTTGACGCTGGCTCCGCCACCGCCAGACCCGACGGCGCTAACCGGCGCTTTCTTGGTGGTGCCGCCCTGAACGATTGGCGTCAGTTCTGCGCCCGTCAGCGGTAAAGTCGCGGACGGCAGATCACTGATTTTAACAACGGCCATTGTTTACTCCTTCGGGACTTCAACCCATGCCTGGGCGGCTTCGTCCCAACTATACATCTTCGGCGGTTCGCCCGTCCCTGCGTCACTTGGCATCGGCACCGGAGCAACCCACTGCGCCGTCTCGTTGTTCAGTACCCACGACGGATAGGGCTGCGGCGGAACAAACGCATCGAGACCCGCATCGTAGGTGTAGCCGATCCCGGCGTAGTTCTTGCGGATGTTGGCGTTGTAGCTCGTCTGCTTCCAGTTACCGCCGAGCAGGTTCTGGCAGAACGCTACGCCGATGCTTTCCACCTCGTTGCCATCCGCGTCAGCGGTGTCCTTGTTGGCGACAACGATCACGCGCTGCACCACACCGTTAGCATCAATCTCTGCAAAGTGCGCCATATCAATTCTCCAAATGCAAAGCGGTGAGACTTTCTTCCTCACCAACGTATCCGACCGGGAAAGTGTTAAACGACAGCGAGACTCGCTCCTGCTGCACGGATTCCACCATGTGCGTCAGGTGCGAGGGGAAAATCATCAGGTCGCCCGCACCGACCTCAAACCACCACGACTCTGAGTTGTGCAGGTTCCAGTTGTCCGTCGGCAGGCTGATCTGCTTGTAGCCGTCGCGGTAAAAGTAAATCTTGTCGCGCTCCCGTGCGGCCTTGAGATACAAGACGCCCGAGATAAACGAGTTCGGGTGCGCGTGCTTGTGGTGCCACTCGCCGGGCTTGCAGTAGTTGAGCCACGACTGCGTGATGCGTAGGCCGACCTCGTTCTTCGGCGCGTAGATGGAGCGCAGGTACTCGCCCACGCTAGCCTCTACAAACTCCTTGAGGCTTGCCATCGTGTCGTGGCGCAGCACATAGCGGTCGTTGCTCGTCGTGTTGCCTTGGTTCTTGTGCGTCTCTTGCGAGTCCACAAAGGCGTTTTCCTCGGCGGTGTACTCACGACCGAGTTCAAACTTGGCAACCGCTGTCGGGAATATGGAATACAGGTTCACGCGACCGCCTTTTCAATCTGGCTGACGTATTCCTCAAACGCCTTTGCCTGCTCGGGCAACAGGATCGTCGGCACCGCGTCCTCAAGTTCCTTGATCTTTTCAATCGTGAACATGATCTCGTCCCACGACGGTTTCGGTCGCGGGTCTTCCCAGCGGGTGATTTCGCGGTTGCTGATCTCCCACTTTGCACCGGGACGCAACAAGTGCATCGCCGTATCAATGCCCATCAGTTGGTAAGTTTTCATGTGAAGTTGACCTTGAGAATTACGATACCGGAGCCGCCGGAGCCACCTGCTCCTTGAACGTCAAAATAATATCCTCCTGCACCACCACCGCCGCCTGTATTGGCTGTACCACTTGTGGCATTAAATGTTGACGAATTATCACCGCCACCATTTCCGCCGCCACCTGCGCCGCCCGGTGCTTGATACCCGGCGGCAGGGCCACTTCGCAGTCCCGTACTGCCGCCGCCGCCACCTGCGTAAGTAACAGATGAGCCTGAAATGGATGATGCTGTACCGGCGCCCCCAGAACCGCCTTGTGAATTTGGTTGAGAGGCCGCACCGCCTGCTGCTGATGCCCCACCACCGCCACCACCTAAGTAATTTGCAGTAGATGGTGCTGCGCCGTTTCCACCATTTGATCCTTGCGATGGTGATGTAGACGGAGTATTTCCCGTTCCTCCTGTTCCCCCGGTCAATGTTCCGGGGCCACCAGTACCGCCACCGCCACCACCAGAGCCGCCATTTAATCCATTACCACCAGTTGTTGGTGCGTATGCGCCACCGCCGCCACCGCCGGCTGCTGTAATGCTAGAAAATACGGAATTGCTGCCAGAGCCGCCATCAGCAGATGGTGGAGATGTTTTTCCTGCGCCGCCGCCACCGACGGTAATTGTGTATTCGCTGCCTGCCGTAATGCTCAACGCTGTGCCTGTTCTAAATCCACCGGCACCACCACCTCCCCCAGCGTTTGATGAACCACCACCGCCCCCCGCGACAACGAGGTAGTCAACGCTCACCGCACCCGCAGGTGCAGTCCACTTCTGCGAGGACTTGAAGGTGAAGATCGAGGCAGAGCCGATGTTGTATTTGAGAATGACGATGCCGGAGCCGCCGGAGCCGCCAGCCACGCCAATCGGGCCGCTAACGTATCCACCGCCACCGCCACCGCCGCCACGGTTAGCGGTGCCGTTAGAAGCTGCTGCGTTAGTGCTGCCGTTACCACCACCGCCAGACCCGCCTGTTCCAGCGGTGCCGCTTGTGTTGCTGCCCCCGCCGCCGCCGCCAGCATAAGTGACCGATCCACCAGAGATAGACGATGCGGTGCCAGCGCCGCCGTTTCCGCCAGTTGTGGTTGTTGCGTTAGCACCTACCGCAGAAGCACCGCCTCCGCCGCCACCGGCAAATGCTGGACTACCTGCGCCAGACCCACCGTTGCTGCCCTGCGACGGACTTACAGAGGGAGTATTTCCAGACCCCCCTGCTTGATTTTGTGATCCACCGCCTCCCGACCCACCGCTTCCTCCAGCGTTTGGTTGTGCCGAGCCGAGACCGCCGCCGGTAGAAGTAATAGTGCTAAATACGGAATCTGACCCTTTTGTTCCATGAGCGTCTGGTGCGCTTCCGGAATTACCGCCGTTGCCGCCGCCGCCAACTGTAATCGTATAGTCGGTGCCAGCGGTTACAGAAAATCCTGTTCCGGTACGGAATCCACCCGCGCCACCAGCACCGCCATTTTGGCCACCACCACCACCACCCGCCACCACAAGGTACTCAACCTCGGTGACGCCAGAGGGCGCAGTCCATGTGCCGCTAGAGGTGAACGTGGCTACGACATAATTCGGCGCTGCGCTCACAACGCTGCCTAGCAGCATTTGCATAATGCCGCTCATGGCTTAACTCACGTTGCCGCTAACGACGCAGACCGTGCTACTAATAAAAAGAACTGTCGCTACACCTCGCGTGGCAAGAGTCATGGTCGCCTTGTCAGAGTCTGTGCCTGCGATGTACGCGGTCGTGATCGAGCAGGTCAGCGTGACGTTGCCGGTCGTGTTGTTAAAGATCGAGACCACATCGCCTTCGGCAAAGGTCGCATCGGGAATAACGATGCTGCCACCCGTGCTGACCTGCACATACTTGCCGACATCGCCCACAGCGAGCGTGTAGCTGCTCGTCTTGGTGCCGACCGCAGGAATGTTCCGATAGCCGACCTTGTTCGTGCCGTCAGCGGTACAACTGTTGAGGTTGCCTGAGGTCGGGGTGCCAAGTACCGGCGTCACCAAAGTCGGCGAGGTCGCAAACACGAGCGATCCGCTGCCGGTCTCGTCCGTCACCGCTGCCGCAAGGTTTGCGCTTGATGGCGTACCCAACCAGGTCGCCACGCCCGTGCCGAGCGAGGTGATGCCCGTACCGCCGTTAGCGACAGGCAGGGTGCCTGTGACGCCCGTAGACAACGGCAAGCCTGTGCAACTTGTCAAAGTTCCCGAGGACGGGGTTCCAAGAGCGCCGCCATTAACAACAAACGCGCCCGCTGATCCGACATTGACGCCAAGTGCAATGACTACGCCCGTGCCAGTCGTTGCACTAACCGGCCCCGCACCAGCGCCGCTACCGACTATAAGCGCGCCCGAAGTCAAAACATTTGTGGTGTTAATGGTGCTGCTGGAGGAGAAATACGGGATACCGCCAGAGATGCCGGTCGTAATTCCTGTACCGCCATTGCCAACGGGCAAAGTTCCCGTCACTTGGGTCGTCAGATCAACACCCGTCAGAGCGCCGCCCAGCGTCAGGTTGCCCGAGGTCGTGACGGTGCCGGTCAGCGTAATGCCGTTGACCGTGCCCGTGCCGCCGACTGAGGTGACCGTGCCACTACCGCCACCGCCCGTCGCGGCAATCGTAATCGTGCCGCTGCCGTTCGTAATGCTGATGCCAGAGCCTGCCGTCAGCGTGGACTTTGCAAGCGTGTTACCCGTCGAGTTACCGATCAGGAGTTGGCCGTCGGTGTAACTCGTCTGGCCGGTGCCGCCATTGGCGACAGCTACGGTGCCCGTGACGTTTGCGGCGTTACCCGTGATGTTCCCTGATACGTCAGAGCCTGGCACCGTCGCACTCGCCGTCATGGCGCTCGTGCCGTTGCCTTTAACGTATCCCGTTAAAGTCGCAGCGCCCGTGCCGCCGTTGGCCACCGTAATCGGCGTGCCAAGATAACCCGTAATCTGAGCAACGGTCAGTTTGTAGTTAGAGCCGCTGCGGGCAATAACGGTTTCGTCAGTTCCTTGTGCTGGTGCGCCTGACGCTAATGCGCTTATCTTGGTATCAGCCATGATTTACTCCAATACGATCTTGCTGCTGTCTTCTAGCAGCACAAAGGAACTATCTTCGAGCAATAAGTACGATGCCGGGGGAGGCGGCGGGGGAGGCGGCGGAGGCGGACCGGATGGAGAGGGGAACGCGACACTGATGATCGATCCCAGCCCCAGCGCAATTCCGTTACGTCGCTTTGTCCCATCCGTGGCCATTAGCTCTGGCTAATAGGTTTCGCGTACACCGTTCCGCCCGTAGAAACCTGAATGGCCGACACCCGCCACGGGGCGCCCGTGCCATTCGGCACCACAAACGGAATCGGCGTATTGGCCGGAATCGGGGTATCGGAAGTCGTCGCCGTCACGCCTTCGCCCACGCGGACGTAAGCAGCGGTCGTAGACCACACCACCACACCATCGGGGCCGGGGTTCCACGCGGTTGTTGAACCTGCGGTACCCGTAAAGGCCGCCGAGTAAGCCGGGTAGTCATCGGCTGAAAGGGGATTAAGCAAGTCCATTTTCATCACCTCACGCGAGGAACTTCAGTTTATACAGTGTCGAAAGATACAATCCTACGATCTCGTCGATAATGTTCTGGATTGCAGTGTCTTTCTCTTCGCAAACCTTGTAGCGGTTTGCTTCTACGTCAGCAAGCGAGTCTTGAATGAACTCGATAATGTTGCCGTTCTTTTTAGCGGTCTGCAGCGTAATCGGACCGATGAGGCCGTGTCTGCCCTGATAGGCTTCCGCGAAATCGTCGGCCAAGCCCACGATGCCTTCGTAAAACTCTTGCAACGCCTTGTGTTTGGCAAATGAGCGGGTATTGAGATGCACGCTGTGGGCGACATCTCGCGCTAGAAACAGATGGCCTACGAAGTCCGCCGCCTTCATTGCAATTCTCCGCCCGGCATGGGCATTTCCTCACCCATCATGGGCGTTTCACGTGGAACCATCGGCGCAACGAGGTCATTGCTTGACATCATGCCCGCAAGTGTGCCTGCGATAATGTCCTGAACTTGCTGTTCATTCAAGCCCGTCTCCACCGCCTTGATGCGATCTGTCTCGGCCTGATACGCCTTGACCTGCGCCTCAAACTCCTTGATTTGCATTTCGCGGGCTTCTATCGACTGCTGCACGTTCTGCAGCATCCCGAACATCTGCTCCATCTCAGCGCCCATCGCCTCAATTTGCTGCTGCGCCGCCTGTAGCGCAGGCGATTCGTCCGACGCTTCAAGCAACTTGGGATCAATGGTCTTGGCAAGCCGCTCGGCAATTTCCTGTGCGCCCGGCCAGTCCATGTTCTTCACGAACAAGTCACCGGCCACTGCCCAGAGCTGCGGGTTGGCCTGCAAAATCTCACCCATCGCTGCCATCGCTTCCTGCCGCTTCGTGTAGTACGAAGGGCCGGTCGTGACGGCAACGTCGTATTTACCGACGGACGGGTTGTAGATTTTTTCGATGACGATGCCTGCCTCGTCCACAATTTTGCGGACAGGCTCTTGCTGCGTCGGGTCGATCCGCACGGTGTCGGTCTTGCCGTCCATGCCGATGATCCGAGCGATGCGCTGCGTGTCGTAAATTTTAGGAATCAAGTCCACGAGTTGACGCGTGACATAGCGAATGGCGCGAGCCAGGTTATCGACGTAATGGTATGTCCCTGTGTCGCCTTGCCGTTCACGCGCCAAGATTGCCCGACCTGAACGCTCGTTAGACGTGGCGCCGAGAGAGGAATCGTATTGACCCGTTGTGGCCTTGATATCGTCAGATGCCCCCATTTTGGCTTGAATCAGCCCCGTCTGGGGCAATGGGGGCGCCGCACGCTGCGGCAAAGGCAGGATGCTTCCCTGCCCATCGGTTACGTCAGGGTTGACTTCCAAATACGGCCAGTTGGTCGTATTAGCGGTCTTCCACTGATGCTCGTAACCTTCAAACTGTCCGCCGTAGCCGATAAAGGGCGCCTTTGGTGCGAGCGCCAGCATTTCGGCTTCCTGCGAAACCCAATAGTTGTACATTCGCTGCGCGTCTTTGGCGTTGCGGACAAGGCCCGAGATAAAGAGCCTGCCATCCACCTCAAATTCGTTACCGACAACGCGCACCACGGGAATCGACTTACCCGGCCAGTCGGCTTCTTCAAGGATTTCGTAGCCGTTCGTCTTCATCCACTTGATGCTGCGGACTTCAACGTCGCGGGTACGGACGGGCTTCAAGCCCATCATCTCCATCTGCTTGGCTTCGGGCGAACCCGCGTAAGCCGTCACGTTACCGGGGTAGAGATGTAGTTTTACGCTGTCGTAAACGGCGTAAAAATACTCCGCCACCCGCACGGTATCTTCGCGTATCCACTGCGAGAGCGTTTCATCGCCAACGCCGCGAGTGCTGATCGAAGAAATAGGTTCTGCGTTCGGGAACTGCCGCTCAAACTCGTCTTTGGGCATATCCTCGGTGATAAAGCACCACTCGGCATCCGCGCCGCAGGGGTCTTGGATATGCGGGTCCATGTAGACGCTAAAGGCGTTACGGACGCGGCAAATGCGAATATCTTGGTCAAACGTATCGTCGTCGCAGTATTCGGTGAGGATACGCACGTACCCTTCACCGAACGTCACCTGGTTATCGCAGGCGGTGTCATACGCCACATCGGCATCGGAGATGTATTCGATATGGCGGACCATGCCGTCGAAGATTTCGGCGACTTCAACGTCTGCCTTGTCATCGACCGGAATGACCTTACCCGCCGGGCGGTTCTGGCGCTGATCGTTCGTGACCTGCCGAACGTGCTGCGGGAGCTTGTTGATCGTAAGGCATGGCCGAGCGTTGATCGTCTGACCCTGCACGGCACCGCGAGTCGCCAGCACTTCCTGCGGCCACTGCCAGCGGTTATCCGGCGAGCCTGCCATAAAGCGCAGGTCATCAAGTTCGCTGTCGCGGGTTTCGCTGTAGGCGTTAAGGGATTGCTCCATCCGCACGCGCATCTGCGCGAGGATGTCTGCCGCATCTCGCGTATCACGCGATTGCGGGGAGTTGGCGACCTGCGCCGCCCCCTTCATGCCTGTCGGGTCTTTAGCCATTATTTACGCTTCTTTGCTGCAGCCTTACGCTTGACAGAATACGCGATTGCCACGGCCTGCTTAACGGGCTTGCCCGACTTCACTTCGGCCTTGATGTTCTTGCGAAACGCCGCTTTGCTTGCGGATTTGACGAGAGGCATTACCGCATTCCTCGTCTTTTCATCATCGGCGTCGGGCGAAAGTCCACGGTCGTGCTGACGGCTTCGGCTTGCGGCTGCTGCATCCCGCGCTTACGCATCCCCATCGGGCTACGCGAGAGGCGCGAGGGCTTCATCTGCGCCTGGGTGTTCTGGATCAGGTCGCCGACCGTCACCGATTCCGGCATAACGCCAGCGTATTCGTACTTAGGCATGGTTATTTCCCCTTCTTAGCGGGTTTTTTCGCCGTTTTGGCGGATTGTCTGAAGGCTTTGGCCGTCGGAGCGCCTTTAGCGCCGGGTTTACGCATCTTTTCGCCGCTTCCTGCAGCAATGCGGCGACGTTTAGCGTGGATATTGGCATAGAGACCGGGCTTGTGACTGCTCATGAGCAATTCCATCGTCGGAGTGAAGCTTTTGCGCGTTCTGCCGGGCCTTTGGCCTTGCGAACAACGCCTTTCATGCGAGCGCAGAAGGAAGCCTTGCGTCCTTTGTCTGCTTTGCTCTTCGGGTTCGGCGCCGGAGCCTTGAGATTGCTCCCCGTAGCGCGGTTGTACTTGGCACGGCCCTTGGCGGTGAGTCCTGCACCGGCTTTCACCGACTGCTTCTCACCGCGACCGACCGATAGACTAACCGACTTAGCCATTACGCCCCCAACCACGAGTTCAGCACCTGTCCTCGATCAGAATATGCGGCTTTTCGCATAGGCTGACGGGACTCACGGTGTGCGACGGAATACGCAAACGTGCAGGCGAGAGCGTCTGCCGCGTCGGGGGACGCCATGCCGCGTGCCTTCATGTCCTTTTTACTTTCCAACTGGATCGACCCCGACGAATTCGGCTTCTGGTGCGGCCCGGTGAGGTCAGCTTTCAGTTGGCGATCATGCGGGAGCGAGGCCGTCTGCAGCCATTCGCGCATCGAACCCCAGAGTTCGGCGCGTTTGTTGGCGTACATCTGCGGCGTCTTCGATTTCCAACTGAAATTTACGCCTCGCACGACCTTATACCGTTGCTCTTTCAGACGGTCAAGGATGCCGTAGCCGAGTCCGCCTTCGTCTAGGACCACCAACGCGGGTTGAAATTCTTCAATTGCGTCAATGACGCGGCCCACCGTTGCCATCGTGTCTTCGCCTTGGTAGCGGCGGATTGCCACCAGGTCGCGGCCTTGGCGGACCACGATGACGGTGGAGTCGGCACCGGTTCTTGCCGGATCGACTCCGACAATGCGTGGCGCAGACTCGTCCTGGTAACGTTCTCGGGCAAAGGCTTGATCAACGATGCTAGGCGGGATGAACTGATCGTCACCGTCTGAGGGGAACTGCCCGTAGACTTCGACTTTGGCTTGGCGGGAGTCGGGGCCGTATTCCGCGATGATTTGTTCATATACCGCTTTGTCCGTGTCTTCGACTTCGCGGGCGTCGATGTTTTGCGTGAGCCAGAAGTTTCTTTTCGCATTGAAAGCCTCGAAGAAGTAGCCCTCGTTGCGGCGAGGGTTGCT